ACAGTTATATTTCCACTTCCAACATTTTTTATATAGATCAATTTCACAATATTTGCATCAAGATTTATTGTTATTGTTCCGGTACATAGTAATAATATACCTTCATCCGCTCTTGTAACGGTATAATTTGTTGAAACAGATGTGCTTCTCACCCCGGTATTTATATCGCTTATTATCCAAGTGCCATCTAAACTATCAACAAAGGTTACAGTGTCACCAGGATTTATCACATGGCTTGCATTTTGAACATAGTTTACACTTTGGCCCGATATCGTTATAGGGTTCCCTGCCCCCAAAAGAGGAAGATTGTAAAAAATTAGTTCTCGGCATTCGTTATTATAAAGAGCTGGTAATTCAACGGGAAATTCTCCATTTTCACTATTGCAGATAATATGCACGTGCTCCGCAACCGGACTAATCTTACCGATTAAAACGTTGTCGGAGGGTGAAAGGTGGAGTCTTTGTCGCGAGTTCATTTTTTGTTAATCGACCCAACTAATAACTTGATAATCAAGGCCGCCAAATCCTATCCCTGTAGAAAGTGGCATTTTATACAGAGTATTTATAATAATATACGACTGTCCAACTACGCATCGTAAAAGCCCCATTTCGTAAGTTCCATTATTTAAAATTGAGACTGGTTGAAAAATTGCATTTTTAAATGCAAATTTAGACGGCATGCCTTTAATGTATGTAGTCGTTTCACTTGTCACTGTCCCGTAAAGAGAAGGTATATAAAGAGTTGTTAATTTTCCCACTTTTACCACTTTGGCTGTTCCATGCGCTAAATAAGTGGTACCATCGTATAGAGTGTCATTAAATGTTGTATCTTCGTAAGCTAAAGAATCTAATCCGTTTGTAGTAAAGTATGCAGCTGCAACCCTTCCTGAGAAAGTGCCAGTAGTGGCGTTAATTCCCTTTGTACTCTTTAAGCTGTCTACCGTTGCGGTAGCGGTAAAGGTTGCTGAAGTACCAAATACTGCGGAAGAAAATCGGCCATAAGTAGCAGAAATACCTTTAGTAATAGCGAGAGAATCACCAAATAGTAACGAAGAGAATCTTCCTATTGTGGCAGAAATTCCCTTTGTACTCTTTAAGCTATCTATTGTTGCAGTGCCACCAACTTTTAAATTAGTTGAAATACTTCCCGAACCATTCACTGTAAATGAACTATCTCCTGTAAATCCATTAATAACCCATCTTCCACTTTTATCAAATCCGCCCCATAGCGCACAAGGGTATCCACCTGCAAAATAAATACCTCTGGTAGCGTTTGAGACATTTGTCCTAGCCTGAAATATCAAATTGCCATATTCTAAAAATGGAGCTGCCGCTCCACCTTCATTGGATTTGTAAATGGATGGTAATATAGATCCGGATATATAATTAGATGCTCCAGTATTTAAAAATAACGTATCAATATAGGATACATTAGCAATTTCTTTTTTAGCATAAATTGTTCTTGTGCTAAGAGAATCTCCTTTTAAAAATCCACTCATAGTAATGGTATCCATTCTAACTTTACCACCAATAGTGTCGATATTCATCCAGTTAAACGCCATCCCATGATCAGAAAACGATGTTATTCTTGTGAACTTATTATTTACTGTGTCAATAACTCTGTTGATTCCATTTTTTAAAGAATCTTTATTTGCATTCAACCCAGCGGATGCAACAACTGCCCCCGGCACTGATGTGTAAGTTGTCGTAATATGATCCAATGAAAACGCTAAAGAAGCAACTATAACAACCAGCAACATTATTTTTTTCATAAAAAATTTCCCGTTTCAAGTTCTGCAATTATGGTTAAATTCATTAATTTAAAATCCTTATCATTGTCTAATTGATATATTTCAACATAGCACGACCTGCCGTTTAATCCATCTTTTAACTTTTTCTTTGTAACCGCAGCGTTTTCTATTGGGTAATACGACGCATCATAAACGCTTACGTCGTATACCGCTATTTCTCCCCCAGACGGATTGCTTGAATTAAATGCTATGTTTCCACTATCTTTTTGTAACCTATCTGCAACAACTAATTTTATTGAGAATCTTGCAAGGTTTTGATGTAACGCATACACCCTTTTAAACCAACATACACCCAACATACTTGGTAATTCTATCTTGCTTCTTACCATAGCAACTGCACTTGTCAGTGTATCGTAAAATGTTCCATCGCAGTTATAAACATTTATTGACTGATCGGTAATTTTAGATTCTTGATAAATAATAGGTTTAGATAAATGCGATTGCCCAATAAATACAGTATTATTTGATGTTTGCACGGTGCAATAATTTCCTGAAAATGGCTGGAATTCCCATGATAAACGATTATCTTCAGGAGAGTTATAATACATTGTGTCAAGATTTAGTATTGCATGTTTATTATTTACAACTTCGCTTACCGTTGAGTCTCTGTAAAGTAAATGGTATTCGTTTCTTAATCCTCTTCGATAAACATAAGCGCACGGTTGAAAGTTCGGATCTGCATTAAACGTTGCATCTATTTTATTTTTAATTGGATACGATAAGTCATAATTTGTAAACTGTCCACCAACAAATATTCTCACACCGTCGTTAGTTAATCCTATAACGCCATTATTCCATCTTGCCACCGTCCTCATGTATTCAAAGTGCCATCTCGGTTCGATAAGGTATGTCGCAGCGGTGGGATCTGCAGAGGGTATTATAAGTATTCCCGATTCGGTGTTTATATACAGATCCAATCCAACGCTGAATATCCCCTTCAATTTATATGGAGTTACCACATAATTTTTTGCCCTGAATATCTCAAGATTATATTCACTATTTGATACTTTGTCAGAATAGTAGATAATATTATCTTTAGTTATCCAGATACGATTACTGAATGAATAAATATACTCACCATTTGGAGGTAGCCCATTGTCGAGAGCGTCGTATTCATAAACAAGAGAAGTGTTTTTTGCTGATGCACTTGATATCACAAAAGTTGTTGTAGTATTATCATTTGTTGCATAGAAAAAATAATGTATAGCTTCACCGGCAGTTGTTCCTTTTATCCATATTACTTTCTGGCCAACCTGAGCATCAGAACTATTTAAAAAGTTAGATATCGTTATTCTATTGTTGCCACTTCCCAGGGTCACAGTTCCAACAAGTTGACCTTGACTATACAACTTATCAACATCACTTACACGCCTTCCGTAAGAGGCGTAAATTGAATAATCGCCATCCGCTAAACCTACACCTGCAGAAGCGGCAGCGGTAACGCCTGAAGGGGCTACTATTCCAACACGATAAGTACTATCACCTTCACATTTTACTACAGAGGCCCCATTACATATCCAGTGTTTACCATGAGAATCACACGACCATCCTTCACCAGATCCAGACATGGAATACTTTGATGTGATATCACCGATACCAGTACCAGAGTAGTCTACTTCGTAAAGAGTTCCACCAGACAATGCAATTAATCTTTCCGTACCATTATAATCACGATACATTGAAAGCATCTTTAAATATGTTGTGAAGGTAGTTTCGCCAGTAAGACCGGTAACCCCTGGATATTTTTCAATACCTGATCTTTTAAGTATAAATCCTTCTGATTCGGGCTGTACTTGATTGCTTCCAATGCGTAGTGGATGTTCAACAGAGTTTACCCCACCTGACATATCGGTAAAATCAATTGTAATGTACTTCTTTGAACCTTCAGGCATATTACCCCACGTAATCAGTATCGTTGCTTATGTTTATCGGAATAACCCCATAACCGCCCTTATCGAGCGAATAGTTTGGAACACACACTGGAAACCCGTTTGCATCGTTTATTTCAATAGAAATATCTTCTGCAACGTTCTGATGCTTTGCCTTAAACTTTAACAACATGGCTTCGTAATCGCCAGAAACCATCTTCCATTCGTTTGTAAGTCCTTTTTCTCGGCATCGTATATGCTGAGCTTCAAGCAGTATCAACTCACCTGGAAAAGCGCAGTATTCTACTCCAATTCCAGTAAAAGCAGGTACAAGTATCTGATATTTTAAATATGGTGTTGTTGATGGAGATGAATAAAACTCGATCTTTGTTCCAGTGTGACCGGAAGCTAATGTAAAGGCCCTGATTATTCTAAACCCGGACGAAGACTTTCCTTCATTAGAATAATAGATTGTTGGCTTTTTTGTATCGTTAGAATCGGTATAAATGCGGAGTATAACCCCGCAATCTACCGGTAAAGAGCACTCAAGACCAGAGGATCCACCAAGAACAAGTTCGTATCTGTCATTGGTAAGATAGTCCCAACCGCGTGGAGCTTCGAGCAGCAATGAACCAATTGCCCTATTGATATAATCAAGGGAAAGGTCAGCGATATGCTCGTTGTCAGTAGTTGAGACTTCTAACCAATTTGAAAACCTTGCGGCAATTTCACTGTACTTGTCTTGGTAAAACATTACTGTCTTTTCCCCTGAAGTTGTGCTCTTAGTTTTTCAATTTCACCCTTCATAGATTCAATCGTGTCATCTTTAGCCTTATCCTGTTCAACGCGCTGCGCAAGATCTGGATTGGTAATTCTCAGAAAGCCTTTTTCGTCAGTTATTTCACTCGACCTGTCTTCAACGCATTTTACAAGATAATCAACAACTTCTTTGGGAGTATCTTTGTTTGTTACAAAAGTACACCAGTACCCATCTTCGGAAAGCCGATCCTGATACGGTATAAATCGCAACGTATCTTCACGATACTGTGGATTACCGTTAATATCTGAAAGAGGAACTCCGGTAACCGTATTTGTTAATGGCAACCTTTTTCCGTCAACTATTTTTGGTACTGAAAAGGTATGTGATCGGCGAGGGCAATAAAATACTTTCTCGCCAGGGTTCCTTTGTTTTGCACTTACAATCTTTGCCATTCTTTTTACTCCTTAAAGTTATTGTTTGTAGTTGTACGGAATATCCCATGTCATTTTCTTGTACCGGAATAATGCCGCCCTTTTTATTTTTTTTACAGTAGTAGCGTTTAATCCACTAAAGAACACTGTAAAATAATTACCAGCGACACTATTTCCAATGCCAAGGTCTACGCAAACATAGGGATCTGTCGCATCAGCAGAACTTACATTATCAGCAATAAGATATCCATAAATTCCACCGCCTGATTTTACTCTGGTATGAACCTTAATGGCAATCGAATCACTTACAATTGAATCGTAAACCTGCAATGCATAACCATACCCCCATTTTACCGGGATGTTTTTGAACAATGTATCGGAAGCGGTACCGGTGACGCTTTTTACAGAAGTGATGGTGTCAACCATCTCAAAAGTATACGGGCCACTCGTAGATGTGAGCGAGAGTTGTCCGGCAAAAGAACATACGGTAGCGAGTGCCATAACTACAAAAACAAAAATCTTTTTCATTAAAATACCCTTCGTTGAGAATGAGGCGAGGCGAACCCCGCCGGTTGTTATTACCAAATATTTTCTACAATACAGGAAGAAACTCCTCCATCGTAGTTGTCATATCCTGCTTCACAGAACACTTCGTCAATCGTACCGTCAAGATCGTTTGCTTGAATATTCAGTTTCGGCTGAATATCTCTTCCTTTAAGAAATGCAAATCCATTCATGTCGGGCTTTATGAGAAGAGCTTTTTTCTGCAGTCCACCAATGTCAAAAGAGGGATGATGAACAAATTCGATATCTGGCCCGTTTGTGGTAAGCACTTTTGTTTTTAAACCGTACTTCTTGAGCTGAGATTCTGAACCGGTTATCATGTACTGCGCCTGCGAGTTCATCATGTCATTTACACGTCCGAACGTTCCTGCCCCACAAAGACAAGTCAAGGTATCATTGCCCGATACCGTAGTAAGTATCTGGGGAATTTCAGAACGCCATTTGAAAAACGACATCGTGCCAAGCATATCATAGGTATTCGCAGCAAACGACATTGCTCCTCTTGTGGTTGAAAAGGCTGCGGTCAATACTGCACCGCCTGCGGTAGTGTTATTCGTTGCAGACTTTGAACCAAACAACCATGTATTTTCGATCTTACGCAAAAAATTGATCAGGTTGATTTTTTTTAACAGTGACTTGTAATCACTTGTTCCGTAGAACTCAATGGCCGACATGGTGCCACTCATTGCAACCGGTTCACGGGAAATCTGTGTTGTATTGAAGATTTGATCAAAATCTTTTGACATGATTGTCGGGTTGCTGCTGTTGCGACCGTATGCGGTTGCACCTATCAATAGAGTATCTCCAGCAGTCACAGAGAACGCTGTTGTTCCTACCGATGTAATTTCGCAAACTGTTCCGTTTGTAACACTATCAACTCTACATTCAACCATTCCAAAATCTGTATTATGCAGTGTATCACCAGCCTTTATATAAGTAGTATCGCATGCTAAAGTGGTGCCACTTAGGCCTGCCGCTCCAACGACAGAAGAAAGAACAATGGGATTGTGGTTGTATACCTCATATCGGTCATTTGATACCGATCTGCGGGATACAAGACCCTTTCCCTGCGTCATTCCTGTTTCGTCTGCTACACCCTTTGCAATCATGATTAAAAGAGGTGCATTCTGTGCAAAATTCATGATGATCCGGTCGAATACATCACGTTTGTTCATCTGGTCTGTTGCCGGCGTAGGAATCGCAGGAGCTCCGGTTCCAGCCGATACCGTTCCTTTAGTAACTGTCATAGTAAAATCCTTTGTCTATACCCTGTCAGCAGAACCGAAGTAACCATCCCATCCGGTACTGCTTTCAGTTTTTTGTTTTTGTCTGTTGTACGGGCCTGCCGGATGTTTTTGAGCGGCAAGCCGTGTTTCATTTGCTTGAGCCGCACCCATCAAACGATGTCTCTGTGCAGCATCTTTTTGTTTTAAACGTGTAGCTCTATCCATACATAGTTGCCAGTAATACGCCAGTTCAGCACGATCCGATTGAATTTCGAGAAGAAATTTGTCTGCAGTTTTTTCCTGCTCTGCTTGAGGCAGCTTATTTACATCGGGGTATCTACGCATAAACTCACGGTTGAGTATTGGTGCCCCGATAGCTTTTGAGAACATGATATGGCTGAACAGTTCTGTTTTTGCCTTGTTATCAGTTCCTGGCAGAGCGGCAACTATTGAATTAACATTAGTTCCAGCCCTTACTTTTAAAACAGACTGCCTTTCCGCATCGGCAATTGATTTCTGCCTCTTCTCTTCTCTGTCAAATTCTCTTTGATGTTTATATTCAGCTAAATGATCAGTCAGTATTGTTTGTCGTTCTGCATAGATGCGGTTTAAAGCTTCCATCGGTTCGACACCAGACTGTATTAATTGAGCAACCTTTTCAAGTGGCTCCAACACATGACCTTTGAGAGTTTTTTCATAGTTCTGAACCTCTTCCAGATCCTTTTTCCACTCTGGTCTATCATCTACCTGCTGATTGCCGGCAGTGGCTTTCTGAGTTGTTGTATCAACTGGTTCAGGAGTGGTAAGATTTTCAGGAAGTGTGAACTTCATGAACTCATTTACATCAAATTCACCCCTATCATTTTTGAATATAGAATCAATCGGATCTGCTGCAACCGGTGCAACTGCAGCCGGTTTATTTTCAGTATCTTCAACTTTTGGCGGTTGCGCCTTGTTTACTTCAGTTTCTGTTTTTTCTTCTTTTGGCGGTTGTGCCTCTGGCTCCCCATCACCTAAATAGCTTTCAAGGGCATCGGAAATATACGACCCCTGTTCGCTTGTTTCGGCTTCTGCGGCTGCTGTTGTTTCGTCCATGTATTACCCCTTTAAGGTTGTTTTTGAATTTATCTTTTGCTTGAAAAGTAATCTTCCATTGTTGCTTCTTCCTGCGGTCGCATTCCCTTCTTTTTTGCAAATCTTGCTGCGGTGTCATCCATTGGGGCGCCTTCGGACATTGCACCTTCTGGAGGCATCTCTTCACCTTCTACCGACCCCTCTTCTGCAACCTCTTCACCCCCGCCAACTTCCATTTCAATCTGTCCTATAATATCTTTCAGACCAGTCAGTAATTCAGTTAATTTACTCATTCTTTATTCCTTTCCAAAATCAACGTTATCGTTTAATACTGTCATCCAGAACGCAGCATTTTCTTTTTTAATCAACATTTTCATAAACTGAAAAATGCCACGCCTGAACTGTATCTTTATTATCGGGTTATCAATAGTAGGATAAAATAACTCTCCAAACCATATACCCCTTTCTGCCTTATTGATCAGTTCTAAAGCATCTCCACTATTAGGCAGTTCTTTTAGCGCTTCCCTCGCTATTCCATTAGCTTCAGGACAGACCAGCTGCCCCCGCTGCACTTTTCTCAGTTCCGAAAACTTTAATTTCATGTTGTTCCACTTCGGTTGATAAATATCTGTCAATTATAGCCAGCATATTTAATCTGGCATTCAATTCCTGTATTTTTATTGCTTCAGTAACCCCCACCATCTCACGGATGGTATTTTCGCGCAGTATAAACATGATGAATTTATACTCATCTGTCATTATAGTTGATTTAACCCATTGCCATAGCCCGCCGAACTCTTCTTCTGTTCTGAATGTTCTTATAGTGGTGAATATAGGTACTTTTTTTATCGTTTCGAGTTCACAACGCAACTTGTCAACGTCAACCAACGCTTTATCTATTAGTTTTTTACGATTAAACAAACTTTTTATCCAATTTATCACGCCATAGCTCCTTGTAATTGTGGTTGCATCGGTACGCCCATTGCCCCGCCCATTGCCGCAGGTGCCATCTGGTTGGATGGCTGCATTCCAGGTGCCTGCATAACAGTATTTTCAGGCGGCATTATCTCATCAATAGAAGATATCTCAGCCTTTTGCAGGATGTCATTGACAAGGGGTGCTACATTATACCCCGCCTGCTGCATGATAGGATTGGCCATTATGTTTAATAACCACGTTGCAAGGTTCTGCATCCTCAACATTTCACCCTGCTTGTTTTTTGACGCTGTTGAATTTATAACCGCTTCGTATTGTCCTAATATCTCGTATTTGTTGAGCAATTTTTCTGTTTCTTTTGGACTCGGACGAACATAGAACAGCTCTCCTAAAAACTGTTGTAACATCAACATATTTTTATAACCTATACCACATACACCATAGTCAAAATTCTCCAATATGTCTGCTTCCAATACATCAGATTGACCAGCAATTATGTTTGCAGCAGTTGCAGTGCTGTTGTTTTGAGTTCCACCGCCCATATCGCTTTTGCGCGACAAGTCAACTTTTGTACTCATCTTCTGTATGCTGTCGTTGACCATCTGTGTAATGAATTGAGACGAATTGAGGTTAATATTTCCGGGTTGAAACGCACTTATTAGTTGACTTAAATTAGTATTTTTTGCATCAACAGGAACAAAGCCGTTATTTTTGAAAACGTTGTTTATATCAGCAGGACTGATTGTATCTCTCTGATAAAAAATATACTGCTGCATAGACCGCATTGCATTATCTGCATTCATTGACAGAAAGGTATTGAGGAAATTTTCATGAGCAACCACATACTCGCTGTCTGAATTTCCCCAGAAGTAATTTCCACGCTTATCGTAGTTAAGTACAGTGTAGGAACACATATCATCATCATAATTATCAACCGTTAGTTTTATTATTACTTCGCCAATCATTTCACAGGTATATTTTTGATACCCGTCTTCATTTCCTTTTATTGCAATAGTTCCCTCGTAATGCAGTATTTCTGTACCCCATTTACCCGCGTCTTTGTCCTGCCATGGTCTATCTGATTTAGAAGAAACACCTTTTTTTAAATCATCAATAACTCTTTGTAAATTCTCTGTTATGTATGACTCGTCGCTCAACATAGGAATTAAATCAGTTATATGAACATTTTTATAGTGCCCTTGATAGTCGCTTTCATCCGGATCTGCAACATCTGGATTCTGGAAGTAATCGAGCAAATTTACTTCTATATTCATCGCATTTTTTTGATTAGATGATTTTCTTACTCGAATGTATGAACCAGTTTGCTCATCGTATACTGTCTGTAGTTTTTCTTGATCGTCAATCTTCCAGTAAGTATATGTAATAGCAGTTCCGAATTTAGATGCAGTGTTGATACATGGCTTTAAACATCTCTGCTTAAAGAAGGTGTGAGCCATGTTGAGGTTAAGTACCAGCTCTGCCTGAACAGCATTTTCCTGTGGTGTTGAACCTATTGCGGTTAGATTGTATATGTCGTTAGAGCGGTAGTTTGCTGCTGTTATTGCGCGTCTTAATAGCGACCGTTCTTTAACAATAGGAAATACTACATGTGACTTCCATTCATTGCGCCTTAACGATGCTGGTTTAAGATCGTTGCATTGTTCCAGATTATCAACACGCTTCTTGAGTATCTTAAAGCAATCACTTTTATAATACTCTTCAGCACGCTCTTTAACGTAATCGGCAATATCTTTTTCTTTTTGTGGAAATCTGGTTATTAGATCAATCACGATAAACCGCCATATGTTCTTGCTAATTCCATAGGCCTTTCAATATTCAGCACAAGTGCGGCCTGTTTCTTTTTTGTCGTTTTTAGTGATGCGGAGTGAGCAACAATTCCCATGATTCCGTATCGGCATTCATCAGTTTCATCGTCTCCATCGATCTTACTATATATTTCTGGTTCAATATCGTCAGTTACCATTGATTTTAAACTGTCAATCAATTTGTCGTTTAATCCATCAAAATATCTGAATATTGGCTGTCCGTTTTCATTAGCGAATACCTGGTGCATGGCATGGCAACCGTCAATCTTTCGTTTGTTTGCAGGTATAAACACCGTATCTTTACCGCCCTCACTTGCCCCGAACACTTCTTTGTATTCGTCCAAATCTGATTTGTAATGATACTCGTTTAGCTGGTGTTTTTCGTTCATTGCATAATCAAAATATATTGAGTTAGGAAACATGTAGCGAGTAAACCGGCAAGCCCCGATAGATTCAACAATAGCCTCCGCATGACTTCTTGTTGTTCCTCCGTTGTTGCTATATGTAAATACCCTGTACATTGTTCCATCAGGATCTAAATACCACAACCCAAACGATGTGTTGTGAGCTATACCATGATCCAGGCTCCCGAATATCCTACTATTATCATCCTGATCACCTATTACAAACGGCAATATGCGGTTATGGTCTCCAAAACTACTAAAAAACAATCCTGACAACGATGGCATTCCTAACCAAACATGTTCATATTTTTTGTAGTCCATCGCCTTCATTCGTTCCGCTTCGTCAATTATAACCTGCGACAACATCTTCTCTGGTGCGTTTGTGTCGGTATAGTTTACCCGATCGCATATCATATTGTCAGGTGGATTTACAACGCATAACTGGTATACATAATCTGATTCCAGCTTGGTATTAAACATAATCCATATTTCAGACCCCGCCTTGCGTATTGTTGGAAATAGATCTGTTGCGCTTTTTTCTGTGAGGTTTTGAGCTTCGCATATTACGCATATGTCAATCCCTTCGGTCGATTTTATATCATCAGATACAAGATCATTCAACCCGCGAAAAATGAAAAACGTATCATTAATATTGCAAGTGATTTTACTGTTTGTTATAGTATAATATTGCTGATAACCCAAACGTTTTATTGTGTCGCACAGTAGTTTGTGCGCGGAATCTGCGATTGTGAGCTGCACTTCGCGTGTAAACAAAAAACCGGTTGACTTTCTTATCCCTCTCTCAATTGCAGCTTGAGCAAATGACCAATCTTTATAACCATTTCTACCTCCATACAACACACGAAAGCGCCATGCCTTGCTGTTATCAAATAAAACTCGAACATGCTTTTTGCTTGGATACTCACCGTCTTCAAATTTACCATTTACAAGTGGCATTAATTATCCTTAGCAATTCGAACATGCTTTTTGCTTGGATACTCACCGTCTTCAAATTTACCA